AAAGAGTTTGATATTTCTTTATCTAATGCTGCTGGTGCTGAAAGAATGGGACAAGCGCAAATGGGTATGTATGCATCAGCTGCTAACCAAGCAGAGAAGCAGGGATACTTTAATGCTGCTATTGCATTGGCTTCTGGTGGATATCAGTACAGTCAGATAGGCGCTCCTCCGGCAGCTGCTCAAACTGTTGGTAGCGCTCCAACAGATACCTCTTCTTACACATTTAGACGGTAATAAATATGCCATTGCCAGTATACCAACAATCAGGATTGCTATCACAACCTACGCAAAGATTAGATTTTGCTGACTTGCGTGAAAGCGAGAGATCATCACAAATGATGTCTCAGTCTCTTGATCGCTTGAGTGAATTTGCATTTAAGGCTGCTGCTAAGAAAGCAATCAGAGAAGGTGAGCAATGGGCATATAACAACCCAATCTCTGACGAGCAGATAGCGGCTGCAAAACGTGGAGCATTGGATATTGCTTTAGAGGCTCCTAAAGCTGGCACATTCTTTGGAGACTCAGCAAGAAAAATACAGGCTGGTCAACTTAGATCTACTCTTGAGTTACAAGCTAGAAGTGAGATTGCTAGAATATATCAAGATGTAGAGTCTGGTGCAATTACAGACATAAAAACTTTAGATGATCAATTTTACGCAATTCAAAAAGGTAACGGTAAGGTTATTGCATCATTAGATCCAGAGCAAGCAAATGCTTTTCAAGCATCTATAGCCACAGCAGCTAATCCTGTTTATCAGGCTGGCGCTAAAAAGATTGGTGAATTAACAGCTAAGTATATTGAAGACTTAGTAACTAGATCATTGGATAACTTTGATCCATTATTAAGATCATTAATTGATGAAAATACAGATCCAAAAAGAATATCTGATGAAATACAAATTCATAGAAAAGCATTATTAGGACAGGCAGTACAAACAAATAATGTTGCCGCATTTACTGCTGTTCAAAAAACTTTAGATTCAAAAATTGAAAAAGCATATATAGATAGAATATCTAATTACTTATCGTCTGATGAGTTTTCTATGGCTGCTCCAGACACAAGTTTTTCTTCAAGGCTTGCTGCTCTTGAAAGCGGCAATGCAGGAAAATATCAAGCAGTATGGTCAACATTGACTACTGAGTTACAAGATAAAATTAAGACTCAATTCTTAAAGCGTGAAGGCGAGAAAGAAAAAGCTTTACAGGTAGATCAAAAAGCAAAAGATAGTCAAAACAAAGAAGACTCAATTGATGCTTTAAACAAGTATTACAAAGGCGAAATAGGTCAAGAAGAAATAGTAAATACATTAATAGCGCTTGGTCAGGCAACTCCTGCTTTTCTTAAATCAATATACGCACAAGAAGAAAAACCAACTGATGCAAAGACGTTATTCTTTGTTGGCAACCAAATTGATAAAGGAGTTTTTGGTAGACAGGATATAGAAAAATATTACGCTAATGGAAAAATAAATCTTAAAGAATCTCTTGATTTTATAAAGCAGATTAAAACAGAATCAAGGGATTTTGCTGATGCAAAAATGATACTTAAAGGCAAATTAAAATTACCAGCTGATGGGTTTATAGTTGGTGACCAATATAAAAAGCAGCAAGAGAAATATGGTTCTATGCTTGCTGATTTGATTAATGCTTCTAATGAGGCAATAGCTGCTGGCAAACCTTTTAACCCAATTGCATACGCAAACAAAATGGCGGTAGAAGGAACTAGCCAATTGAATCAAGCTAACATTAAAGAAAAAGATGATGCGCTTGCTAACACATGGAGACGTCTTGGTTATACACCTCCTCAAGCAGGAACATTTTATACTGAACTTGAATTACAAAAAACACCAACTCCTGATAAAAAAGGGACTCTTTCAAAAGACGATATAAAGACAATTTTAAGATTGCAAAAGAATGCACAAGAGGCTAGAGAATGAATCTCGAAGAAAGATTTTTAAACCAAGCTGCTGCTGAAAAATTGCCTGAAGGTATTGTGGAGGTTCTTCCTCCAATAAGAGATCCAGATCAATTTTCTTCTACCGCTAGTAAGCGTGGAGATGGTGTTGGCTTTGCTACTGAAGCTGCTCAATCAAACGTGTCTGGTTCAAACGTAAATGGTCAGCAAGTTAAACCTACTAACCTTACATCATTGCCGCCAGTAACTGTAACAGCAACTAATGAACCATTAACTCCAGATCAAATAAATAAATTAATAAATGACCCAGCTCTTAGGTTTAGTGCTGTATCAGATCGAATTAGAGAAACATTTAATAATGAACCTAAATCAGAGCTGATACCTTTAAATAGAACTATGCGTCAAGAGTTAGCATATTCTATGCAGCAATTGCTTGTTGATAAATTTGGTGTTGATAATTACAGAGCTGGCAGACTTTCTGAAAGTGTATTCGGTGGGGACAGAAGTGGCGCTCCTCTAGGTCTTGGTTTAATTGATGTGACTCCTTTTGTTATACCTCTAGCGTTTCAGGAATCTGGTCTATCAGCTCAAGAGTCATTTAAGTCTGCTGATCGTGGAGACTTAGGACAAGCTGCGGCTAATTATGGTGTTGGTATGGTGCAAGGCGCAGAAGCTATTCCTGCTGTAGGTATGGCTGTCAAAGGATTAAAAGCTGGCGCTAAATCATTGGCTCCAAATATTGCTGATGTTATGGAATCTGGAATGCGTAAGACTGGCATGATCATGGACATTGTGCCACCAGCTCCGTTTAATGATGTTGAAAAAAGCATAGTAACTAATGCTGCTGGAGATAATCCAGAATTAATGAAGTTAGGTGAAACCGCAGTTCAAAATATTAAGTCTAACTATCCTGAATCAAATGGATGGGTTCCAATAGAAATTAAAAATCTAACATTTAAAACTGCAAAAGATGGCAGTAAAACACCAAAAATTGAAGCAGAGAAAGTTCCATATAACTTCCATATTCCACCAGATGGAGTTAGTGAGCCTGTTTGGAAATCAAATATTACTTCAAAAATAGTTGGTGAAGTTCAAGACGTTGTTAGAAGAGCTAACTCTGGTGATCAAGCAGCGGTTGAAATAATAAATCAAGCAAGCTGGTATCGCTCAATGAGAGACAGGCTGCGTAAAGAATTTGGTGGTATTGGTGATGTGTTCGCTGATGTTCTTGGAACCACATCTGCACAAACTGGTGTAGAGCAAAACTTTGAAAACGCTGTAGAAATATTGCGTAGATTTTCTCGTGGTGAGTATGATAAAGAATTAGCTGCATACGAAAATAGAATTAAATCTGGAAAGAAAGTTGATCCTAAAACTTTAACAGCAATGCATAAGAGCGGTGAATTTCCTCTTATAACAAAAGCTAGTGGTGAATTATTTAATACAAATAGTCCGTCATCAATGGCTGCTTTGCTTGATATGTTTAGATCAGTAAAAAGCGGTGATTCTCCAAAGACACCAAACTTCACAGGTAATTTAATTGGTTTAACAAACGAAGCAACTATTGATGTGTGGGCTGCTCGTATGTTACGAAGAATGGCTGACTTACCAAGAATACCGCCACCAGCCGAAAAAGGTGTGCAAGGAAAACACCTTGTTGGATCAAGCTTGTTTAATCCAAAAGTTGGCAGTGAGTTTGGATTTGGTCAGGCAGTATTTAAAGATGCGGCAGATCAAATAAATCAAAGCGGAATTGTTAAGCGTGTAGCTCCACAAATTGGTAACCTTGGCCCAGATGATTTACAGGCTGTAGCTTGGTTTATTGAAAAAGAAAAATGGACTAATAGCGGCTGGACAAGTAAAGCTGGTGAAGGTGGATCACTTGATTATGAAATGTCTCTTGCTGGCGCACCAGATCCGCAAGCAGTTAAAGATTTGCGTAGAGATATAAATAAAGGATTTACATCAATATCACCTCGTAAAGCAGAAGTAGAAGACGCAGGTTATCAAGTTTTTGAATATAGAAACAATAAAGCAAGGCAAGCTTTTGAGGCAGGTAAGCCAGCGAAAAAAGCGCAACTTAAATCTATGGAAGCAAATGTAGATAGATACGTCCTTGGCATTTCTGGTGAGCGCCCTAATAAACCTATGAGTAACTATGCTCAAGCAGAACTTGCGGCTGAACACGATGACGTTGTGCGTAATGATAAATCTGTACTTTCATACAATCTTACAAATACGTTTGGTTCTTTTATGGGTCAAACAGAAAGAGCTTTAAATGCTGAATTTATTACAACACAAAAATTTAATCCGTCAGCATTAGAAAGAAGACTTGTTGAGCAAGGTAAGCAATACGATCAAGACGCTGTATTTATATCTAAAGTATTGCCGGATGGATCAAGTCCTAACGCTCGTCCAGCTGTAGAAATTTACTTTAAGCAAAAAATAACTCCACAGCAAATGGAGTCAGTTACACAAAAGTTAAGAAAATATGGTGTTGATGGGTTTACATATGTAACCGATATGCGATTTAGTGATCGTATTAATATGCAAGCAAAGGCTGGCGGTGCAGATACAGCTGGCTTAAATGGTATACGTTTCCAATATATTCCTGAATTCGATGATGCATATAATGCAACAAATCGATCAGCAATAATGACGGAAAAACAAAATCTGTTTAGAAAGATTGTTCGAGATATAATAAAAGAGGGTAATGTATCTGATGCTCGTGTTGTGCATTACGACACAAAAGTTTATTTTAGGGATGACTACGATGCTTACATTACAAGAACAGCTGGAAATGGAAATCAAGGAAAACGGGGAGTCGGATCCGCTGGTGCAAATGCTGCGGAACCAGATACAAGCGGAGAAGTCGGGAAAGAATTTACAAGAGCTGTATCTGACAGGCTCCGTAAAAAGGGAACAGCCACAGGCAAAGTAAATAAAACTAGTACCGCTAAAAACAAAGGGGCTGAATAATGGCTATTGAATCTCTTAATCAGCGCTTAGACCAACTATCCCCTGAGAATTTACAGGTACAGCAGACGCTACCTAACATTGAGCAGCCACCGTTTAATGAGGATACTGAGGCTATTCTACCTGCCGATGAGCAGCCAGTAGACGAGTTTGTGCCGGAGGCTGGTCTATTTACTCAGCTAGTTAGAAAGCAGATCAAGAAAGCTCCGCTAAGTACAGAGCGCAAGATCCTGCAAAAAGATATCCAATCTGGCAAGGTGGGTTCGTACTCTGTAATTAGAGAGGATGCACCAGTCAATGAGATCTTAAACAAGGCTTCCACCACCACAGCATCAGGCAGACCATCTCCTACCCAAGCGCAGATAGATGCGGGTGTAGAAAAGACTGTATTTAATCTGGATCAGATTAAAGACGTAGACGGTGTGCGTCAATTCATTGAGGCTACCGCATTACAGTATGGCGCTAATAAGCTGCCAAAGATGTCTTACAAGGAAGTGGCTGAGAAGGCTGCTGAAGACGGCTATGACGAGCGCTTTATAGCTAGGATACTAGATCCTAAAGTACAGACAACCGCCAGTCCAGAGGAAGCATACAAGATGATGCTTGCTATTACTGATGCTGGTAAACGTGCGTTTGACCTTGGTGAACAGGTAAAGCTTGCAGCTAACAATGGATCATTGAATGCTGATCTTGCTACTAAATTTCATCAAGCTGTCGCTCTTGAGGGTGTGCTGCTTAAAGCTGCCAAGGGAAGACAGGCTGACATAGCTCGAACTTTAGGTATATTCTCACAGGCTCGTACATCAAGCGCTGCTAGAGGCGCACAACTAGATACAATCCTTAATGAGGCTGGTGGCATTAGAAATTCATTCGAGCTGGCTAATAGCTACACTGCGTTGGATACTCGTGCCGCTCGCTCTGCTTTGGCAGAAAAGACAATCTCAGGCACATTTCGTGATGTGTGGTACTCGACATGGATTAACGGTCTATTATCATCTGGAGTTACTCACGCAAAGAACATAGTAGGTAATGCTGCATTTGGTGCGTATCAGATACCAGAAAGAGTTATAGCGTCAGGCATTGGCAAGACTAGGAATTTTATTTTTAGTGGTGGCGAGGAAGCAATTCAGCTAAATGAAATTCATGCTCAAGCTATGGGTATGCTGCAAGGTATGCGTGAAGGTGGAAGCATAGCTGTTACTGCATTTAAAAAGAATGAGCCTACTGATGCGCTGGCTAAGATTGAAAACTTTAGGAATGGTAGAGATACGTTTGATGTTTCATTCGGTGACTCTACTACAGCACAGGCTCTTAATGGAGCGATGAAGTTTTGGGGCGGTCTTGTAACCTTACCTAGTCGTGCGCTAATGGCAGAGGATGAATTCTTTAAAGCTGTCGGATACCGCATGGAATTAAATGCACTGGTAACTAGAGAGGCTAACAAGGAATACAGTAACTTAATTAAAAATGGTGTTGATGAAGTTACAGCTGCACAGCAATCGGCAGCATTGCATCAAAAGCTTTTGGTTGAGCCTACAGCTGAAATTGAAGAGGCGGCTAAGTCAATGGCTTCAACTGTAACTTTTACAAGAGATCTTGAGGAAGGGTTGCAGGGCGCTCAAAGATTCTTAAAGGACACACCAGTCCTAAAAATATTCTTCCCATTCGTTAAGACTCCTACCAATATTGCGATGGAGGCTATGAGTCGCACACCAGTTTTAAACTTAGCATCTCCTAGATTTTGGGCTGACTTTAATGCTGGTGGAATTCAACGAGATATGGCTATGGCTAGAGTTACTCTAGGCGCTGGCATTATTTATGGTGCTGGATCATACGCTCTTGATGGCAGAATAACTGGGTATGGGCCAATGCGAGATGAGGACAAGAAAGCTTTAGAAGGTACAGGTTGGCAGCAGTTTTCATTTGTGTTTAATAAGTCTGATGTCAGTCCAGAGTTGATTGCTCAGTACAAACAAATTACTCAGATCAAAGAGACACCAGATAAAGTGTATATCAGCTACGCTGGTATCGAACCATTCTCATCCATGATGTCTATTGCTGCCACAGCTGGTGAGTATGCGATGGTAGACGGTAGCGAAGTAGACATGGAAAAGCTAATGATGGGTGGCGCTTTAGGTTTATACCAGTACACATCCGAACAGCCTATGCTGCAAGGCTACGGTGAGCTGATGAAAATGTTTTCATCCAAGGCGAAGGATGCACCATCAATGCTTTATAACGTGATGGCACAGGTATCCAAACAGACTAGCTCATATGTGATTGGTGGATCTCCACTTGGCGCTTACTCATCATTTATTGCCAGCATCGAGCGTGTTATGAAACCAGAGAAAAGCTTAGTCATGGAGGCAGTATCTCCTGATGACGTTGGCATTCTTTCTGGTGCTGAGAAGGGATTTTGGGAGGCATACGCACAAGCCAAGTCTAGAAATCCACTTACATCAGATACGCTACCAGTGCAGCTAGATCCAATTACAGGCAATGAGAAACGCATAGGTAAAGGTAATTGGGCTGAAATGTTTGATCCGTTTAAATCAAGCGATGGTAAGTATTCGCCAGCTCATGCTGTACTAGTGGAATACAAAGTGCCAATGCCTAAGATACCAAAGAAAATTGACGGTGTTGAATTAACGGATAAGCAATACAATCAATGGATTGAAATAGCTACGCAAACTTTTAATCTTGAAGAGAACATTGTTAAGCTTGGATCTAGTAAAGAGTTTAGAGCATATGCATCACAGGATCTTGCTGGCGCACAATTATTGATAACTAAGCTTATATCTGATGCGTACAACGGTACACCAACTAATCAAGGTGCTAAATACATATTGCTTGCTGATCCAGAGAATATGGATCTAGCTGATGCAATTGAAGGTGTAAAAGAAAAGCAGCGTGAATATGGTAAATATAAACAGTAAGGACTAACATGGCAAACTATCCAATATCAAACGTATCACGCAGAGTGGTCTACACAGGTAGTGCTGGTGTGGGGCCATACGCATTTACATTCGAGATCATTAACTCAGGTGACGTAGATGTCTACAAGAATGACACGCTACTAACGCTGACCACTAACTACACAGTAACGATCAATAGCAATGGCACAGGATCTGTAACTCTGGTGGTGGCTGCTACTGGCTCTGATCGTATAACGATTGTTGGCGCTAGAGCGATTGAGCGCACCACAGACTTTGTAACTGGTGGTGACTTGTTTGCTAATACTCTGAATGAAGAGATCGACTCGCAGACTATCTTTGTGCAGCAGGTAGCAGAGACAGCGGAGCGCTCGATCAAGGCTCCAGTAACTGATCCTACCAACATCAACATGACTCTGCCATCGCAGACATCACGAGCTGGTAAGACGTTAGCGTTTGACTCTAGCGGTAATCCTACCATTGGTGATGATATAGGTAACTGGCGAGGTGACTGGACTACGTCTACCGCCTATAGTGTGCGTGACATGGTTCGTGATGCAAGTAACTATAATGTCTATCGATGCAATACTGCTCACACTTCTACAGGCACAACTCCAATATCAACAAACGCTGACTCTGCTAAGTGGGATTTAATTATTGACGCAGCAGCAGCTGGAGCCAGCGCAACACTAGCATCAGACTGGGCAAAGAAAACAAATGGCATAGTAGAGTCTACCGACTACTCTTCCAAGGCTTATGCAATTGGCGGCACTGGTGTAACTGATACAGCTGGTCGTGGAGCTGCTAAAGAGTGGGCTACCAAAACTAGCGGCACAGTAGATGGCACTGAATACTCAGCAAAGTATTACTCTCAGGCAGCAGGTACATCAGCAACTAATGCAAGTAACAGCGCATCAGCTGCAAGCACATCAGCTACTAACGCAAGCAATAGCGCAAGCGCTGCAAGCACATCAGCTACCAATGCTTCTAACAGTGCAACAGCATCAGCAACTAGCGCAACTAACGCAAGTAACAGCGCAACATCTGCATCAACGTCAGCCACAAACGCTGCCAACTCAGCAGCACTAGCAGCAGCCTATGCAGCCTCTGGACTCTATTCATCAGTTATAGACAAGAGCGCAAACTATACGGTAGTAATCGGTGATGCTGGTGCGTTGATTCGTGTGACTACAACTAGTGGTGCAATAGCAATCACACTCCCAGCAATCAGCACAGTAGTTGATGGATTTAAAGTTGCTATAGTTAAATGGACTGGTGACGCTAATGCTGTGACGGTTAGTCGATCTGGATCGGACACGATTAACGGTGCAACATCAGCATCCATTTCATCACAATACGCAAGCTCTACATTTGTAGCAGACTTTGAAACTAATCAATGGTTTGTTTCATCAAGTGGAGTTGGTGCTACAAACGTAAACGTACAAGCATTTAGCGGTAACGGATCTACGGTAGCGTTTACCATGTCTAGCGATGCAGGTAACGAAAACAATACTCAGGTATTCGTATCTGGTATCTACCAAGAGAAAGACACCTATTCAATATCCGGCACTACGCTGACATTCAGCACTGCTCCACCTACAGGCACTAGCAATATTGAGGTAGTGTGGACTACACCACTAGCGATTGGTACACCAAGTGACGGAACTGTTACTACAACAAAGATAGTTGATGGAAATGTAACTCCAGCTAAACTTGATCGTGCCTATGCTGAACTAGCCGCAGCACAATCGTTTACAGCAGCACAGCGTGGAGCCGTGGTTGCGCTAACTGATGGTGCAACAATTACAGCAGACTTTGCTCTAGCAAATAACTTTAGCGTAACTCTTGGTGGTAATCGCACACTAGGCAATCCAACTAATGTGGTGGTTGGTCAATCTGGAATCATTAAGATTACTCAAGATGCTACTGGATCACGCACATTAGCTTACGGATCTAGCTGGGACTTCTCTGGCGGTGTGGCTCCGACTTTAACTATTACTGCTAACGCTGTAGACATACTTGCTTACTATGTTGATGGCTCAACTAACATTACTGCTCGTTTAATTGGGGACAGACGATGAGTGTACTAGGAGGTAATCCGTTACTGCTTGGCAGTGGTGATGCTGCTGGGTTTACTACTCAGCGTAGTGTGCGACTGCGGTCGAGTAACTCTGCTAACTTTAGTCGGACATTTGCCGCTAATCCTACTGTAAGAACAAAGTTTCATCTTCATTGGATTGTAAAAAGAGGCTCTTTAGGAACCGATCAAAGAATGTTTAGCGGGTACGGTGGTGCTTCTGGTGACAGTACATTTATTATTTTTAATTCAAGTAATAATTTGGTTTTTAATGTTGGTGGAAGTAATGGGGTATTAACAAGTAATGCTGTTTTCCGTGATCCATCTGCTTGGTATATTTTTGATTTAGCTTTTGATAGCACACAGGCAACAGCAGCAAATAGAGCAATATTGTGGGTTAATGGAGTTCAGCAAACATGGGCATCTGGTACTGTTACTTTAAATGGAAATCCTGAAGTTACCCTTGCAAATGGGAATAATAAAATAGGTTCTAATTGGGATAATAGTTTATATTTTGATGGTTATTTTTCAGAGTTTTATTTCATTGATGGTCAAGCATTAACACCATCAGCATTCGGTGAGTACGATGCTGTGCGTAACACGCAGTGGAAACCAAAAAGATATACAGGAACATACGGCACTAACGGATTCTATCTAAACTTTAGCGACAACAGTAATAACACTGCTGCCACCATCGGCAAGGACAGCTCTGGTAACAGTAACAACTGGACACCTAACGGCATCAGCGTTACAGCTGGTATAACGTATGACAGCATGACTGATGTGCCTACGCTGACAAGTGAGACTGCAAGTAATTTTGCTACGTTAAATCCAGTAGATACTGGTGGAGGTAGTGTTACTTTGTCTGGAGGAAACCTTAATTATTCTATTGCTAGTGGAGCAGGATCTCAGGTTCGAGGAACCATTGGTGCAGATCTTTCATCTAAATGGTATTGGGAATATACAAACGGTACAACTGCAACTGCACTAAATCCAGTTATGTTTGGTATTTCAACGGTTGATGGACAAATAACAAATAACAGCACTTCACTTAAATTAGCCGCAATAATTTACACAGATGGTGTAACAAACTATTTAGCTAGTAAATATATTAATGGCGCTGGAACATCTGTTACTACCCAATTTAGAAGTGCTGCTATTGGTGACATATTCCAAATTGCTTATGATGCTGCAACTGGAAATTTATGGTTTGGTAAAAACAATACATGGTATGACGCAACAAACGGAACAACTGGGAATCCGTCAACTGGTGCAAACCCAGTTTTTACACTTCCAACTGGGAGTTCAATGACACCGTTTTTAGCTAATCTTGGGGCTACATATACTGGCTCTTTGAATTGCGGTCAACGTCCATTTGTGCAACCAGTGCCTACAGGTTTCAAGTCACTCAACACTTACAACTTACCTGACGGTAACGTAACTAGCAGCGATGACTACCACAAGATATATAGCTACACTGGTAACGGTGGTGGCTTGCAGGTAGGTGAGATACAAAAGCCAGCGTCTCTGTTTAATCTTGATCGTAGCTTGCGGTTCAGATCAAGTGCGAGTGCGTACTTGAGTAGAACTCCTGCTAGTGCTACTAATCGTAAGACATGGACATGGAGTGGATGGGTTAAGCGTGGGGCTTTAGGTGTTAATTTAAGCATCATGGGCGCTCAAGCAAATGGTAATTCTAATACACAAAGATTAAATTTATTTTGGCAAGCAACAACAGATACTTTATGTATTAATGATGAGCAAATTAATATAAGCACTAACTTTGCTTTAGTTACAACTAGAACATTTAAAGATCCATCTAAGTGGTATCACATATTAGTTTTAGTAGATACAACACAAGCAACATCAAGCAATCGATTAAAGTTATATATTGATGGAATTCAAGAAACAGTATTTTCAACTGCTGTTTATCCATCATTAAACTTTGACTCAGCAATGAATAATACTGTTGCCCATTACCATGGTTATTACAATAACTTAGGCACAACTATTTTTTACAATGATGGATATCTTGCTGATATTTATTTAATAGATGGTCAGGCTTTAGATCCTACAAGTTTTGGCACATACGATGGTAACTTCTACTGGACTCCTAAAGCCTACACAGGCACATACGGAACCAATGGTTTCCACCTAGAGTTTGAAGACTTCAGCGCTGCTACTGCTGCTGCTATTGGTAAGGATACGTCTGGTAATGGAAACAACTGGACACCTAGTGCAGGTATTAACCTGACTACACCAGCTAATACGAATACGTCATGGGATAGTATGGTTGATGTGCCTACATTAACTAGTGCTGATGTAGCTAACTTCTGTACGTTAAATCCTCTTGCTGCTAGCACAAGCACAGTACCAACTCAAGGTAATCTATACCTTGGCAACAATGCCGTAAATAACTTTGCTTGCGTTGCTACGCTAGGTGTATCTAGTGGTAAGTGGTATTGGGAGTTAAAGCCAGATAGTAATTTTGTTGGAGTTGGAGTCACACCGCTATCTGCACTTCCAGCGAATACTTGGACAGGTGCATCAGGCTCTCAAGCAAAAGCATACTATTCATCTAATGGTCAGAAGTATGACAATGGCACAGGTACTGCATATGGTGCAACGTGGACATCCGCAGACCTTATTGGTGTTGCGCTTGACATGGATGCCGGAACAATTACTTTTTACAAGAATGGTACAAGTCAGGGTGTGGCTTTTACAGGTTTAACAGGTGTTTACTATCCTGTAATAGGTGGACCAAATACTTACAACTCTGGATATATAAACTTTGGACAACGCCCATTTCAGTATTCTAATTTTGGAACTGACCGTCCTGCCGCTACATTTAAGTCACTCAACTCATTCAACGTAGCAGAAATATTGGGTGACGTAGAGACACCAGATTTTGTGTGGATCAAGTCACGTAGTGCTAGTGGTGATCACGCATTGTTTAATAGTGTAGTTGGAGCAGGGAAGTATTTCAGAAGCAACAGTGGTAATGGTGAAGTTACCGATGTCAACTCGCTTATCCAGTTCAACAAGAATGGATTTTTGCTAGGCAATGCAGCTATCGTTAATACTTCTGCTACTACCTATGTTGCATCAGTATGGAAAGCTGGGAATACTACGGTAACAAATACAGCAGGAACTATCTCATCGCAAGTAAGGGCTAATCCTAGCGCTGGCTTTAGTATTGTTACTTATACAGGTACAGGCGCTAATGCTACGGTAGGGCATGGTTTAGGTGTTGCTCCTAAGATGATAATAATCAAGTCTAAAACAGTAGTTCAAGATTGGGCTGTATATCATTCAAATTTAACAAGTGCAATATATTGGTTACAACTTAATGGTACTGGCACACAAAACAATAACGCAGCTGTATGGAATAGTACAGCCCCAACATCTAGCGTATTTTCTGTGGGTACTGCAAGCGTATCAAATGCAACAAGCGGTTTAGTTGCTTATTGCTTTGCGGATGTAAATGGATTTAGTAAGTTTGGATCATACATATCTAACAATGCAACCGATGGCCCATTTGTCTATACAGGATTTAGACCTCGTTGGCTTATGGTGAAACGTGCCATTGTTGGATCAGGTACTGGCGGTTGGTTTATGTATGATGCAGAAAGAAATACTTACAACGTAATGGATAAATATTTATTTGCTGAAGGTACTGCTGGAGATAATACTCTTGCTGTGTTTGACTTTACATCAAACGGATTCAAGATTAGATCGAATAACGTACACGTTAATACAACTGCTGGCGATACCTACATCTACATGGCATTTGCTGAACATCCTTTTAAATACGCACTAGCGAGGTAATCATGTATCTAATAAATGGAAGACCAATACCACAAGACTCACCATTCACTGATGCCAGTGGCACACAGTACCCAGCCAACTGGATTAGACTTTCTAGTGATGCAGAGAAAGCAGCCATAGGCATAGAATGGATAGCAGATCCAGAGCCATTTGATGATCGCTTCTACTGGAGTGCTGGTCACGCAAAGGATCTAGACCAGTGCAAGGCTATGCTGATAGCACAGGTAAAGCAGAATGCCAGTGGCTTTCTGTCTACTACTGACTGGAAAGTAGTGCGCTTTGCTGAGACAGGCACAGCTGTAGACACTGCGACTAGCGAGTACCGTGCAGCAGTTCGTGCTGCATCCAACGCTAACGAGGCTGCGATAGATGAGTGCGACACAGTAGATGAGTTGGCTGCACTCCAATTAACTTGGGTTGAGGAGCAATAACATGGCACTTACAAAAACACAGATAGCAATGCTTGAGGCTACTGGCACACCAGACAACACAACATTCCTGCGAGGCGATGGTGCGTGGGGTGTACCAGCTGGCACTAGCAGTGGTGGTTTTTCTAACATGCAGGTCTTTACTTCTACAGGTACGTTCACTGTCCCAGCAGGTATTACTAAAGTTAAGGTTACTGTAGTAGGTGGTGGTGGCGGAAGTGCATCGACAGCCGGTGCAGGGGGAGGTACTTCATCATTTGGTGCATATTGCTCTGCAACTGGTGGCGCTCGTGGGGTTAATGGCACTGGCGGGACAGGAGGGGCGGGGTCGGGCGGTACGCTAAACATACTTGGCAGTTATGCTACGTCTGCTAGTGCTGGAGGTAGCGATTCTTTTAGTACGGATATATCGGGCGGCAGTTCTATATTTGGTAATGCTAGTTATGGCGCAGGGGCTATGGGTATTTGGGTGAATGCAGGAGGGTCTGGAGTTATTGCTGGAGGGGGAGCAGGTGGCACTGCTATAGAAGTTATTTCAGGTTTAACTGCGGGAGGCACCGTAGCAGTTACTGTTGGTGCTGCTGGTACGGGAAGTTCTGCAAATGGATATGCGGGTGTAGTTATTGTTGAATATTGATGGAGTAAAACAAAATGAAAAACGCTTTAATTTCTCCTAACGAAAAAGTTTATAAATACGATAGTACTTTGTTGGGTGTAAGAGTTGCTGAAGTATCTGATACTACGTTTGAAGTTAACCCTATTTTATTTTGGGTCGAGTGCGCTGACGATGTTGTAGCAGATCGTTTTTACTATGACACAGAGACGCAAACTATTATTGCCATTCCAGTTAAGCCTATACCTTTGGATGAATAATCATGGGAACAGTAAACGAGATCGAAACCAAACTAATCACGCACGAGGCTGTATGTGCAGAGCGCTATAACACTTTCATCATGCGAGTAGATAGATTAGAGAAGCTGCTAATCAAAGCTGCTGGTGTAATGATTATGGGCATGGCTGGTGTGATCATATCGATACTATTGAAAGGTATATGACATGGATACTTTTGACTTACTCGTTAAGGGTTGGCCTATCCTGCTTGCGCTGATTACTTTGATTATCGTACTGTCTAAACTTGATTTGCGTGTCGCAGTGCTAGAAGAAAAAGTTAAAACGCTATTTGATTTGATGAATAAGATAAGGGATAAACAATGATTCCAATAGTAGGCGCATTACTAAGCACACTAGCTGAAAGCGGATTGGGTTTGCTATCGAGCGCCATCCAAGCCAAGGGTAAAGAGGTAGTAGAGAATACTCTTGGAGTAAAGATACCAGACAATCCAACTCCTGCTGACGTAGAGAAGTTGCGCCAGTTGCAATACGATCACGAAGAAAGACTGCTGGAGCTGGGCATCGAGAAGGCAAAGCTTGAGCAGGAAGAATTAAAAGCATTGCTGGCTGCACAGGCTAACCAAGAGAACAATATATCTGATCGCTGGAAAGCAGATATGTCATCAGATAGCTGGCTGTCTAAAAACATTAGACCAATATCTCTTATAGCTATTCTATTAGCCTATTTTATTTTTACAACCATGTCTGCTTTTGGTTACAACGCTAATGAAGGTTATGTAAATTTGCTGGCTGGCTGGGGTCAACTCGTCATGGGAGCGTATTTTGCAGGTAGGACTGTGGAGAAGCTTGCTGAAATGAGGAGTGGCAAATGAGTCTATCAAAAGAACAGGCTGCATTTCTATTAGATGTATGCAAGCTGATTCAGTACGCAACCGAGCAAGGATTCATGGTGACTGGTGGTGAGCTGGCTCGTACACCAGAGCAGCAAGCAATCTACTTTAAGACTGGTCGCAGCAAGACTATGAACAGCATCCACTTAAAGCGCTGTGCAATTGATCTGAATTTTTTCAAAGATAATCAGATCATTTGGAATAAGGATGTGCTTGCACCACTGGGTGCATACTGGGAAAGCTTGTATCCAAAGAATAGATGGGGCGGTAACTTTAAATCTTTAGTAGATTGCCCGCACTTTGAAAGAAATATTTAATAAAGTTGAAACATTAGTGACATAGTATACAAAACTGTGGTGAAGAAAACAAAACTACCTGCTGATTGTATGCCTATGTGTGTCACTTGCTGCTTCTATGCTCCAGTAAAAGAAAGTGACGGTGGGGAATGTCGTAGGTATCCACCAATTCCAATCGTAGAGAATGACGCTTGTACCTTTTCTTTTTCTGTATGCATTGACTCTGACTGGTGCGGAGAATATCAACGAAGGACAAACTAATGCCAGCTAAATTATGTAGTGATGACGAGTTTATATCGATATGGAATAAAAATCCATCAGTAGCAGAAGTGGCAAAGATTTTAAATTGCCATATAAGATCAGTTAATTTAAGAAGAAGAAGTATAGAAAATAGACTGGGCATAATTTTAAAATCTGCTGATAAACGCAGTCCAGACTTTAATATAACAATGCCAGCAAACGGAGTCAGAGCTTTAGTCGATATGCCTGATGGCTGCATCATAGTTGGATCTGACTGTCACTACTGGCCTGACGATATAGCCACAGCGCATCGAGCATTTGTCCATGTAGTAAATCAATTAAAACCTAATATTGTTGTAATGGCTGGCGATGTATTTGATGGTGCTAGTATCAGCAGACACCCATCTAATGGCTACGAGGTGCGTCCCAATGTAAAGCAAGAACTTGATGCTTGCCAAGATAGATTAGCTGAGATTGAGGCAGTAGCTGGTAACGCTAAATTGATGTGGACATGGGGCAACCACGATATCAGATTCTCGGCTAGGATCTCAAATCAAGTTGGTGACGCATACAAAGATGTCATGGGTTTTAATTTGCAAGATCACTTTCCTCGCTGGAAATTTTCTACCTCAATAGTTGTAAACGGCAACACTCAAATTAAACACAGGAATTATAACGGTGTACACGCAACATACAATGCGGTACTAAAGTCGGGGATGTCAACCGTCAATGGCCATCTTCACTCCCCAAAGGTAGTGCCGTATAGTTGTCTAACTGGCACGAGATATGGGGTCGACTGCGGATCGCTGGCTAATGTATGGGGTGACCAATTTGCCTACACGGAAGACGGCACACGCAACCATAGGTCTGCTTTTGCTATCCTTACTTATCATAAAGGAAACCTACTTCCTCCAGAGCTTTGCGAAGTTATTAACGAAGAAGAGGGTCTTGCATTTTTCCGTGGAAAGATTATCAAAGTTTAATTTCTGTAGAAAAACAGTCACATATCGAGATTAAAATATAGGCACGGTCAGGGGTGACCGACTTTCTGGAGAATAAAATGGACGATACATTAGTTGTTGCTGTTGAATCTGGTTTGGGTTTTGAGTTACACGCTGATGAAGAGTGTGTGTCTGTTTCGCAGGATGAGGCGCTCGTTGTTTTAACTTGGGACGAGGCAAAAACTTTAGCTGACGCACTGATCGAACTGATCTACGGTTCAGACGAAGGTGAAGAGGAAGACGAAGAGTATTACTCTTTTACTGAAGACGAAGTATAAAAACTAGGGGGCTTTCGCCCCCTAATTTATTCCTGCTCTGGTTGTGGTTCCTGTGACGCTGGCATAGCAGCCCCAAGACTTTTCAATCTATCGGCATACTGTTTCCCATGCCACAATTTCCTAACCGGATCTAGCTTATCTAGCGTAGCTTGGTTAGCCTCTTTGAGTTCACGCAACTTAGTCATTCGCTCCCTGTGTGTGTAGCTACCAGACTTAGCTGTCTTCATAGCTGTCTGATTATACATATCCTCCCACTCATCAGAAGTCACATAGCTTGCAGCTGGCTCTGTCCTATTTGGATACATCAAGTGCCATGTCCATTCAGGATTGCTTTCTGGTTTAGCTGCAGGAACAGTCTCAGCTGGTGCTACAGGTTTGATAGCATCCAAAGGATTGGCTGACTCTTGATCCTTTGGTACGTCCTCACCAGCGTAGATATACAGACCAATGCCGTGCAGTGCAATTGCTTTAGCTAGGCAGCGCTGCATAGCTGTATTAACTTGAAAGGCATCAGGGTTTACGACTGCTTTATTCCTGTGATCCATCACTGGCAGCTGTGCTGTGCGCTCCACACTAAAAGCTTTGACGGTACAGAAAACCATGACGGTATCATTCCACCGTACTGGCTCTTTGTATTCCCATGTCGCAGCTGGATCATTAAGCAGTAATGTATCTACAGCCCATGCCCATGACAGATACGACAGCCCCATTTTTTTTTCTACAATTCCAGATACATCTATTTTGCGTAGCTCTGAAAACTTACTGATCTCTGACATCGTGTCCCCCCATGTATGCCTGAATGGTTGCTAATACTGCTGCAATGATTGCATCGACTGCCAGCTGGGATCTGTCTTCCAGCGGATAATCAATGGCAGCTTGCACTGCTTTGGCTGCTTCCAATCTTGCTTTAATTAAAGTGCCATCGTTAATGTTCATAGTTTTTTTATGGTTAATGTTGATTGACGAACTGTGTAAGCCTCTTTTGCTGGTGTAACTTTCTCAGGCTGTGCCTTGTAGCTACGCATAGGCCAGCTCACCTTGTAATTACCTGCTATGCCTACAGGCTTATCCTGCAATAGTTCTTTCAGCTGAGTTTCCATTTGATTTATTAACTCAGATCTTGAATCAATCTCAGCCTTAAACTCTAGGATCATACGAGCGTACTCAGCTGCTGCATCATCCAGCTCTACAGGCTCAGAATCTGAGCTTGCATTTGCATACATACGATCAGCGTCCTTACTATTCTGAGCTGGGTATGCCTCAACTCTATGCTCATTCTTATAGATTTCCAGCCGATTCTGGAAGTCTAGTGCTACCTCCTTAATACGATCCAGCGTAGCTTGGTGTGGAGTGAATAAGAATATGTGTAGCTTAGTGCCTTGGTACAGTGTAGCTACAGCGCCCCACTTAGCTTGCATAATATCCATTTGCGCTTGCAGCTGGATTGCTCCTCGCCACAGTGGTGGCTCAACTTCTGGCGCATTACCTGTGAGCTTTGCCTCCAACACTCCGAGTCCATCCAGCACAATGCTTGGCGCTCCCATTACAAATATGCCATTGTCAGGATCATGCTTGATCAGCTGACTACGTCCATCAGCTAGACCATCTAACGAACAGCATAACGGTAGCGTCTCATGGAAGTATGGTTTCTCGTGAATTAACTGGAGATCGGATAACTCTAATCTCTTAGCCGTCTCAGCCAAAATCATAGGCTCCAACTGATTGCCCCAGTCCATTGCCTCATTGCTTATGTTGGGTGGAGTCTTACCTGCAATAGCTCCAATGGATACCTGCAATTCATCGTTAGCACTACGGTACTTACTCATACCCATCACAGCCGGCAAACGGCTGGCTGACAGGATTGTATCTGGTGTGACTTTACCTACCATGTTATTTCCCCCAAAAATTTATATGTTCTAATTGTCCGAGCATGAGCGCTCGGATGCTTTGCTACGGTGTAACCATCAGGCTGCCACTGATGACCACGAAAGACAGCGCCCAATACTGAAGGATGTACATCATCAGGAACAGGCACTGCCTCTCTTACTTCATTGATGCTGACGCTACCATTTACTTTGCAAAATAC